ACTGGTGTCGATATTTCTGGTAGGCAAGCAGCAAATGTTTCCAAGTCCACATAATCTTTCATTTTCCCCACGACTTTTACGTCAAGCGCGGGGTCTCCCTTCCAGTTATGGGTATTTGGTACGCGTAGAATACGCGCCGCATCTGCTGTTACTACAGGGTCAGCCTCCAAACCGAATTCAGCGCACGCCGATTTCAGCCGCTCCGCTACGGGTAACCACTCCTCCCTAGAATATGGGCGTGTAAGAACCCAGTAAACGTGAAGCCCCCGTCCTGAATTAACAACTGCGGTGCATGCCGGTAGGTTATACTCTTTTCTAAATTTACGTAATGCGATTACCGCGTCGCCTTGAGTGGCGTATGGTTTGTTTTGTCCACAATCCAAGTCCAAAAACAGAGCCTTTACTTGCAAGGCGTTTTCGGCTTTGCGCCCCTTCGTAGCATCTACGAAAGTAGCGGGGGAGTAGTAGGCATCGTAGCCTTCCACATCTAAATTGTGTGCGGTTTCCGCTAGAGCGTCTACCGACTTGAAAAAATTAGGTTTTACTGTTGTTTGTTCTTTGCCTTCCCCGTCTATAAACTTCTTTATCCCTACTACACAGTAGTAGCCTTCGTCGCCGAGGATAGTACTAAGAAACTCTTTGGTTTCCATATAGTTTCCATATCAGAGAAATAAGGGGCACCGGAGTGCCCCCGTCGGGTTTAATCGTCGAACTCATCCAGTAAGCTCGCAAGGTCTACATCGGCCGGTGATTCCGGTTTCTTCTTTTTAGAGACCTTAATTGTTGGTTCTTCTACTTCTTCTACTTCCGCTGCGACCTCTACAGCTTTTGGCTTCGCGGGTTCTGCCGCCACATTTAGATCGGGCATTTTGGGAATCGCAACGGGGGTACTATCTTCCTTTGGTTTTACGCTGAGCGCAATAAGTTTTTCGGTATCTTCGTCTTTTTGTTTACCTACAGACATCTTCAACTCGTCCGCTTCGAGCATACGGATTGGTTTAAAACATAACTTAGGTGTAGACGAATCAGTATCGAAACGTATTTCTGTAAGTACCGCAGCGAGTGGTGCACGCATACCATCTAAATGACGTGCGTAAGTTTGCAGCCCCATCTTTTGTTTGTTATCCCCAAACACACTAGTAGCAGGTAGAGATAATTGATACGTTTGATCGGATTTGATCTTACCTTCGGAATCAGCAAGCAGTAATGCCACGCGCTGCGAGAATCGGCAAGCACGCCCTTCACCCATACCGGAACCCTTTATGTTCTGCTTACAATCAAAACATGTTTCTGATTGTCTATCAGAGGCAAGCACATCGTCCGCAGGGCGACCAGTCTTAGTATCCGCTGACCAACACTTAGGGGGATTAGTTTGTCCCGCCACGTACTGCCCCTCAAAATACATACGAGACACGGGTGCGGTCTTAACGATTACTGCTCCGATAGCGCGCTGTTCTAGCTCGCCAACCTCTTGACCGTTAACGACTTTTCGGAATACACCGCCACGAATACTGAGTCTGTTCATGCCCCCAGATTGGCGTCCTGTCGCGTTGGTATCCGGTTGCAGTTGAGCTAAAAGGCTCTTGTACTCATCCGGCATATTCTCAAACAAAGTTAATTCACTCATACATCTTCCTCATCATTGAAGTCCAGTTCTAATTGCACTGGTTCATTTTGGTTGTCGTTGGTTGGTTCAGGGGCTTCTTGCTTCAAAGCAGATACTACCTGTGGGATGTTGAAACGGTATGTGTTACCGACCTTTATGTAGGTTTCTTTTGGTATATACCCCTTCCCCACCCAATCTCGGACGGTAGGTACTTTGACGCAGAGATACTTAGCTAGCTCCTCCACCGGAACGTAACTATCAGTCATCGCTTCCTCCGCACAGTTACACTATATTCGCTATCACAATTTAATCCCGGTGGTAGCAGCTCGGGGTTATCCTCAAGGAATTGCTTAAGGTTGCCTTGGTGGATTCTTTTTTCTAGTAGCTCGGGTACTTCGTGCTCCAGAATAAACTTGTTCATAGACTCCCAATCAGAAGTCCAAAACTTTTGTTTTACAGAACGATAGAACGTACCAGACTCCGTGCGGACGGATTCGATACCGTTGTCTGCACAGTGTTCTAGTAATACTTGTTCTATCTTTTTTAGTTTTAAATTGAGGAGTTCTTCCTGCTCACGGGCTTGGGCAAGTACTTCGTTTTTCTTGTCCCTTATCTTAACGTAGACAGAAACCAACTTATCAAGGTCAGAAACAACCTCGGGCATATCTACCTCCACTTGTGTTTTGTTATTTTGTTTACCACAGTTTTATGTGGTTTAACTAAGTTTATTGATGCTTAACCTATAGGTCAAGTAAATTTTTATATAAGTCGATCATTTGCGTGTGGATGTTTATTCGTTTATCTAGCATTTTATAGATATGCTTTTCTACATTAGAGCCTTCCAACTGAACCACAGTACAGGGGTGCTTTTGTCCTGATCGGTGCACGCGTGCGTTAGCCTGTGCGTAAGTTTCTAATGAAGATGTTGGTCCCCACCATACGATTGTGTTCGCAGCAGTGAGAGTAACCCCATGTGCGGCGGCTTGTGGTTGGATAATAAGAACGCGGGGGTCAGGGGTAGTTTGGAACCTATCGAATATAGCGGTGCGTTTTGCTGCACTTACGTCCCCACGGATGATGTCGTTAGTTATACCTTCTGAAGTTAATTTGTCCGCCAGTACTTCTATCACATGTTTAAAGGGAACAAATATAAGTATCTTCTGGCTAGATTCGGCAATGACTTCTTGGAGTACTTTGTATCGGTTTTTTATGTCGAACTCCACTGTCTCTCCACTGTCGGTATAGACTGCACCGCACGAGATTTGTAGGAGTTTGTTCATGTTAACCGCAGCGTTCGCCGCAGTGATTTGTTCTCCCGCCGCCGTAGTCATCATCTGCTTGCGTAGTAGTTCGTAGTATTTCTTTTGTTGCGTGGTCAGCTCTACCTCACGTTTAACGTAGGTCATATCAGGTAGATCAAGACACTCATCTTTCGTAAACCGTATTGCGGGTTGTAGGGCATTATATACAATATCTTTAGCGCCTTCTTTTGGTACCCACTTAAACTGCGTGGCCTTGTACATAACCATGTCGCGGAAAGCACCAAAGAATTTCGGTACGCCTTTGGGGTTAACAAGTTTGGCTAAGCCGTATGCGTCTACGGGAGACTGGGCCGCAGGAGTTCCTGTCATTAACCACAACCATGTTTCTGGTTTTATAATACTAGCCAATACTTTCCACCGTTTAGACTGTGCGTTCTTGTAGTGGGTAGCTTCGTCAACAATAATCAGATCAAACCCACCGTTAGCGATGTCGTCTTTTACTATCTCAACCCCGTCGTAGTTGATGATGACGTACTCCACATTGCTGTTGATTATCTCTTGGCGTTTTTTCTTGGCTCCATGCGCTATGTCCACAGTACGGTGCATAGCAAAGTTAAACAAGTCAGCGCGCCACGCCGAATCCATAATAGATATTGGGCAGATAATAAGAACGCGGTTGATAATACCTTCTTTTATTAAAAAATCAGACGCCCAAATTGCAGAACCTGTCTTCCCTGTACCTTGCTCGTTAAAGCAAAACGCTCGGGAATTCAAAGTTAAGAAAGAAGAAGTTGTTTTTTGATGTTCGAAAGGGGTGTACCGCCCCGTCCACTCGTACTTACCTAGTATGGGGGACGGTACTTCCTTTATGTTTAAGTTGCGTAGCACGCGGGATTCGTCCACGCCCCACTTAACAAGAACGTCGTTGTCGTTTAGTTTTTTGCTATTCGGAATTGCTGCTGTAATTTTATCGGGACTACGAACCCGCAGAAGCAAGCCTCTGTTATCTACAATTTCCATTAAATGTCCTTGTCGTTACTTCTTGCTAGATTTCTTTTTGTAGTTTCTAGCCCTGTTTTTACTGCTGCTTTCTACCTTGTAGCCATCTTTGTTTGTGCCACCTTTACTCAATGGTTTATTGTGGCTAACGTCCTTACCCTCTCGCTTGTCGGCTTTGCCGTTCTTGTTTTTATCAACACCTTCTTTATCTAGTTCGCGGCGCGCACGTTGTCTTTCCATGCGATCTTCATGCTCACCACGGGCTTTTTGCTGTTGATATTCTTTCTTGTAAGGACGTTTTTTGTTTACGTATGGCATGGTAGTCACCTCTTATAAAATGGCTCCGCATCTTTTGCGTACTCTTCGCGCTGTTTATAACGCACCATTTCTCTGTCTTGAATTTCGTATGGGTAAATATCTTTAAACATTACGAGCTTTGTTCGTTTTTTCTTTTCCTCTGGTAATTCCACAGGAGTCGCACGATAAGAAGCTGCATGAGACGGCACGGCAGTTCTACCTTCTACGAAATTAGTTCCTCTGTCCGTTAACACCCACACCCCACTTCGTTCTGATGATTGTTTAACTAAACCCCAGTACTTTAGTTTTTGGAAGTTAGCTCTTTGGCTATTGGTTAATCGTAGATTTTCCAGATGTTCCGTACGCCCTGCATCGTACAAACGTTTCATTGCTATGGTAAGACCCTTGTTTATTCTATGCGTGTAGGTAACTACTTTAGCACCACAACACTCGCATAATTTATTATTTTCGTCATTATCAAACATCGGTATATCTCCTTTGTTATCGCCTCCCATTGTGGGGGCATTCAGTAACGACACAATGCGCTCTGCATAAGCCCGTAGGTTTAGGATTCCACACATCGTTTTCGTAAGCCTTTTCTAACGCACCGTAAGCAATCAACCACTTACGCCACAAGTCTGGCTCATTCGTTACAGTGTAAGTTTCTTTTATAAACGCGTTACATACTACAAATAACAACCCACTCTTTACTACTTTTATTTCAGGAAAGTGCTTGAATATAGCTAGTGCCATTAGTTCAAGCTGACCTTTATCCGCATACTTCGCAGATTTTCCTGTCTTGTAGTCGAAAACCTTTGCCACTCCAGACTCTCTGTCCAGAATAATAAGGTCGGCTACACCCCTGTACCACACACTTTTGTCAAAAAATTCGCAAGGCTCAAGATTCTCGGTAAGCCCCATCTTGTACTCGCAGAGCTTGTCACCCTTCATCCCTTTTAATTTGTCGAGCGCGGCTAGCGCGTAATCAAACCTCGGGTCTAACTCATTACTTACCCCGGCCACATAGTCTTCTGCGGCTTTGTGGAATTCGTTCCCATAAAGTATTGCTTCTGTTTGGAAGTTTTCTTCGTAGTCCTTCTTTACCTTGGTGTGGTAATACTTCTTGGGGCATTGGTCGAACGTCTTTATGCTGCTGAATGACCATGTTGGCTTGGTATCCATTCAATACAGTCTCCATAGTTTTTTCCGATTTCCACGTCACCACGGACTGGGAGACCTTTTGCCCAATCTGGTACGTAACGCATACAAGAGTCGATATAATGAGCTGCCTCATCAACCTCCTCATCTCGGACACAGCATACCACAGAGTCGTGCACAGTTAGTAGAACTCTATATTTTCTAGATATTTGCAACATCTGATCCGACATAACACAACGTGCTATTCCCTGACACACGTTCTCTATAACTTTACCACCGTATATCTTTACCCAACCCATTCTGGTCTTGTATTGAAACTGCAAGCCTTTTTCTGTTTCTTGTGCTCTTAGCCCGTTGTAGTGCATCAAAAGGCCAGACGGTAATTTGATCGCCCCCTCATTGCCTCTGACTTCTAGCACTCCACCCCGCCCAAGATCGGAACTGTAGTACTGGTACATGTTCTCTAAAACAACCTGAGCTTGCCGCCACAGTTTAGTTATATTACTGTTCGCGCTGCGGTATACGTTTATAATACGCTTACACTCTTCTTCGTCTATCTCTACACCCATACCCTTTAGCTGCTCACGAAATCTTATAGCCCCCATACCATATCCGGCTCCGAGAATCGTAGTCTTACCTACGAACCTTTCGCTCCCCGATATTTCATCAACGGGTTTGCCATATATAGCCGAGGCCATGATCTTATACACATCCTCACCCTTGGTGAATGCCTCTACTAAATCGTTTTGTCCGGCTAGCCACGCCAGAACTCGTGCCTCAATCTGTGCAGAGTCGGCTTGTATTAAAGTGTAGCCTTTTGGTGCGAGAATGCAGGACTTAAGAATCTTTGCGTTCTCTCCTCTGCTTGGTAGGTTTTGTAGGTTTATTTTATCCAAACCGCCCCACCGTCCGGTATGAGCTGCGTAGTATTTTATAGGTACCGGAAGCGTCCCGCGCATTCCTATGTCGATGAACCTCTCAGTACGTGTTTCCTCTAGCGTACTCTTAAGTCCTATCCGGGCCGCCACTAATGCTTGCACTCTGGGGTCTTCATGTTCTTGAAGTGCTTTGAAACCCTCATCGCTTTTGGCGAACGCAAAGGCTTCTTTACCTGTGCGCAAACTTGTTTTCATAGGTGGCGTAACCCCCAGCGTCTCAAGCGCCTTAGCAAACTTAGGGTTAGACATTAGCTCGTCTTTACTGATACCACACTCCTCTAACAGCTTGTCTTTTTGCGCTTGTAAGGTGTCGAGGTGCCCCTCTAATTTATCAACGTCTAACTCAAGTACAGGGTCAATGAACATACGCAGGGTCATATCTATAACTTTAAGTTCTTTTTTGGGGAACTTTCGCCCACGCATAAAACGGTTAAATAATTTGTAAGTCAGCTCGACATCTTGTATGCAGTAATCCCCGTACCGTTCTAATTCCTCATCAGTAAACTCATTCCTGTGTTTACCAATGGCGTTTAATACTTCGTTCCCCTTCTCCCCAAGGTTGTACATATCAGCAAGGAATTTAAGTGAGCCGCCAACTTCCGTACCATGGAGTGCACGAGCCATACACAACGTATCAAGGAATAGCTTAGGGTGAATATCAAACAGCCAACTAAGAATAGCACCATCAAACATAGTGTTATGGGCAAGAACAGCAGAATTTTTCCAGTCGTAGTTATCATGTAAATACTCTTTGACCGCACTAAAAGACCCACTTAGCCACGCAGTCTCCCCATTGTTTACTTTAACCCCAAGACCAATGACCTCAAACTCTGGGCTTCGTATGTACTGCTCTGTTGTCAGTTTAGACAAACTAAACTGCTTATCATAGTACGTCTCGAAGTCTACCGTTATTATGTCCACGTTATATCAATCCCTTTTCTTGTAGAATTTTATAGTTAGCCGCGTGCGCATCTTCTATTTCTTGTTTGCTTTGCCCGTGGTAGGGCACGGCTAGGTGTTCAGTTACTAGTGCGGCGTTAACTGAAGTTTTATCGCTAAGCATTATAACGCCTAAGTATAGTCCGAACTCGTCTTTTTCTCGGATAATTAGTTTGTACGTTCCTCCGACGTGCAGTGTTTCCTCGACAAACTCCTTTGCCAAGAGTCCGGCAGCTTTTTCTTCTGCATTTCTTGTG